TCCAATCTATCTGGAATCTGATGAAGAATATTCTAAATCCGTTCTTAAGCTGAAGTACTATAACCAAATGGTCGAGGCATTGAAAGCAATTCTACAAGCGATCAATAACCGTTCATTCTATATTAAAAATGCAATTGAGTTTGCTAAGTTCCTGAAAGGTTATGAAATCTAATGTTATTATTCAGAAGAAGAACGAAGTCTATCTAACAATTGAATGTGAACCTCACGTAGGTCACGAGCTAGCAGACGAGTTTACCTTTGAAGTGCCTCAAGCCAAGTTCATGTCAGCGTACAAGAAGAGGTATTGGGATGGGAAAATTAAATTATTCTCCCCAGGTACAGGCGAGATTTATGTTGGTCTTCTCCCTTATATTGTTGCGTTTTGCGAGCAAAGAGGGTATGAAGTCATCCATAGGGACAACGAATTTTACGGACTTCCATCACAAGTGGATGAGTTCATTACTCCCCAGGGAATCGGAGAATTCGTAAAGTCAATTAACCTACCATTTAAAGTTAGAGACTACCAGTACAAAGGTATATACGAAGCCTTAAGACACAAACGAAAATTACTCTTATCACCTACTGGTTCTGGTAAGTCTTTAATGATCTATGCTCTCGCACGTTTTTGGGAGAGAAAGAATTTAAGAACACTAATAGTTGTTCCAACTACATCTCTCGTTGAGCAGATGTATAAAGACTTTGCAAAGTATGGTTGGAACTCAGAGCATCATTGTCATAAAGTATATGCAGGTACTGATCCTAGATCAGATAAGGATGTAATTATAACTACATGGCAGTCAGTATATAAATTACCTAAAGTTTATTTTGAAAGGTTTGGTGCAATCATAGGAGATGAAGCTCATCTCTTTAAAGCAAAATCTCTGACTAGTATAATGAATAAACTTTATGATTGTAAGTACCGTGTGGGGTTCACAGGTACCTTAGACGGTACACAAACGAACCGTCTGGTATTAGAGGGTGTCTTTGGTACTGTTGATAAAGTTACTAGAACAGAGAAGCTAATTAAGGAAGGCCACCTTTCTGAATTTGAAATTAAAGTTTTAATACTTAAGCATGACCATAAGGAGTTTGATTCATATCAACAAGAGATGGATTATCTTGTAGAGCATGAGGGTAGGAATAAGTTTATTCGTAATCTAGTTGCTCAGTTGGATGGTAACACACTCGTCTTGTTCAACTACGTTGAACGGCATGGGATGCCTTTGTTTGAGTTGATAAATAATAAGGTAGGGAAAGACCGTCAGGTTTTTCTAGTCCATGGAGGAGTAGAAGTTGAAGATCGAGAAAAGGCAAGAGAGATTGCAGAGACGACAAATGATTCCATCATTGTTGCCAGCTATGGGACTTTTAGTACTGGTATCAACATTAGGAATCTTAACAACGTCGTGTTCGCAAGCCCCTCAAAGTCCAGAATTAGAAATCTCCAATCCATTGGCAGAGTCCTCAGACGAGGTTTAGATAATCGTAAAGCAGTTCTATACGACATCGCAGATAACATCTCTAAAGGATCTAAAAGAAACTATACCTTGAACCATCTTGTTGAACGTGTGAAAATATACAATGAAGAAAATTTTGATTATGAGTTCATTGATGTCCGAATTAAATAAACCAATGGAGAAACCAGAAGACAAACCAGAATTTCTCGCCGCATTAAAATTAGTGTCTGGTGAAGAGATTCTATCTGTCGTGTCCCATGTACATGATGAGAACGGAGATTATCTCATCGTGGAAAATCCTATTCAGATTGAAGAAGTAATTCTTCCTAACAAAGCACAAGGAGCTAAGGTTTCGCCGTGGATGAAATTTTCCAAGGAAGAAGAATTTATTATACCTAAAGATAAAATTATTACTATCGTTGAAGTAGACACTGAAGTTCAAATCTTCTATGCAATGTCTTTACGTAGACTTAATGGTGATACTGTTACTGAAGCAGGTAGGCTCTCAACTGTAGAAGAAGCTAGAGTACACTTAGATAAGCTATTCGGTATATAACCCTTTCTGAACTCGCACACTCATATTCTACAGATGGAATTGTGGTTTGTCAAGCCCCCGTTGACATTGTGACGAATTTGATATAAAATAATAGTACACAACCATAAACCTATGGCAGTAAGAAAGAAGGTACAGAGTGAGCACTATGTAAATAATAAAGATTTCCTTGAGGCACTTGTTATTTTTAAAAAGCAGTGTGCTGAAGCGAAGGAGGCGGGTGAACCCCGACCACCTATCAGTAATTACATCGGGGAATGTTTTTTAAAGATTGCTACACATCTATCATACAAACCAAACTTTGTCAACTACATGTTCCGAGAGGATATGATATGTGATGGCATTGAGAACTGTGTGCAATACATACAGAATTTTAATCCAGCAAAGTCCAACAATCCCTTTGCATACTTTACTCAGATTATCTACTATGCTTTTCTTAGAAGGATACAGAAGGAGAAGCGTCAGTTAGAGATTAAGAATAAGATTCTAACTAAGTCTGGATACGATCAGGTCTTCCATACAGATGATAAGACAGGTCATTCAGATTATAATACTATTAAGGAGAACGTCGAGATCAAGATTAAGTGACATACCCTATTACTATTGTTGATGATTTCTTTGAGGATCCTGATGCTGTTGTAGAATTAACCAAGACTATTAACTGGTACAAACCTGATATAGGTAATTGGCCAGGTGAAAGAACGAAGGCACTTCATCATGATCTACCTAGATTTTTTAATTATTTTGGTGAGAGAATTCATTGGTTATTCCATGACAATGTACCAGAGTATTGGAATTTGCAGGCTCACTTCCAAAAGATCAAACCATTTGGAGATGACCAATGGGATAAGAGAAATCAGGGATGGATACATCAAGACATTGACACATGGTTTGGTGGTATAGTATACTTGAATCCCGATCCTTCTCCAAACTCAGGGACATCTATCTACACTGTTAAGAATGGATTTGCTTTACAGTATAAAGAAGAGATGAAACAGAAAGAGAATTTATACTTGGGTAAGGATCTTGATATAGATGAGTACACCAGAGCATTTGATTCTATGCGTGAGCAGTATGTTGAGACTTGTTCTGTTGAGAATGTCTATAATAGATTTGTATTATTCAATGGTAAGACACACCATGGAGTTAAAACTTTTGGCACTAAGGAACGATTAACATTAAATTTTTTCGGTATGGATATGACAGGTAAGAAACCACCATTGGTTCGTGCAAGATGAAAATAGCAATCATAACTGATCAGCACTTTGGTGCTAGGAAATCTAGTCGTGTCTTCCATGAATTTTTTAAAAAGTTTTATGATAATGTATTCTTTCCTACCCTAAAAAAACGCGGGATCGATACCGTATTAGATCTGGGAGATACCTTTGACAATCGTAGGAATTTAGATCTTTGGTCTGCTCAGTGGAGTAAAGATAATTACTTTACTAAGTTGAAGGAGATGGGTGTTACAATACATTCTTTAGTTGGAAATCATACAGCATATTTTAAGGACACTAACAAGGTTAATACACTTGAGAGTGTACTAAGTGAGTATAATAATATTCACATATATGAAGAGGCTACTGAAGTTATGATAGGTGGATTGCCTATCCTATTCATACCTTGGATCAATGCTGAGAATAATGATAAGACCTATGCTCTCATTGAAGAATCAGAATGTCCTGTAGCAATGGGTCATTTAGAACTTAATGGATTTGAAGCACATAGAGGATACATCATGGATCATGGCCATGCTACTTCTCCATATAAAAAGTTTGATAAGGTATTCTCAGGACATTATCATCAGAAGAGTACCAGAGAGAATATAACATACTTGGGTAATCCTTATCAGATTTATTGGAATGATTATAATTCAAAACGTGGGTTCCATATCTTTGATACTAACACTCTGAAGCTTGAGTATATACCGAACCCTTATGAAATTTATAGTAAGATATATTACAATGAAGAACAGTTAAATAGTAGTAGATTTGATTATGAGAATTATACCAATAACTTTATAAAAGTTATAGTAGAAAAGAAAACTGATTCAGATAAATTTGAATTTTTTATCAGTCAATTATACTCTGCTGGTGTACATGATATAAAAATAATTGAGGATCCTTCCTTTGAGCAAGACTTGAATGAGGAGATTGATATTGATAAAGAAGATACTCTTACCATACTTGAAAAGTATGTGGATGATATGGAACACTCAGATAAACCTGCACTTAAATCCATTTTGAAATCTCTTTATGTTGAAGCATTGGAGATGGTATAATGTATATCCTAGCATTGCAAGGTAAAGAAGATGAAGGAGCTTACGCTGTCAATGCAGAGCAAGGAAAGCAATTAGTATACATGTTCCTTGACAAAGACGACGCAGTACGCTATGCTGGACTCCTGGAAGCTGATGACTTTCCAGACATGTCAGTGGTAGAAGTTGATGATCGAGAGATCATACATGCTTGTGTAACACACGGCCACGAATATTATGTTGTCACTCCTGATGATATAGTAGTACCGCCTAGGGAATAATTTTTGTCGAATGATTCTATTCAAGTCTGTCAGATGGAAGAACTTTCTTTCAACTGGTAATGCATTTAGTGAGATACGTCTTGACGCAAGCCCTGCTACTCTGATAGTTGGATCAAACGGTGCTGGTAAATCCACATTCTTGGATGCCATGTGCTTTGCTTTGTTCAACAAACCCTTTCGTAAGATAACAAAAGGCCAATTGGTCAATGCTGTCAACGAGAGGGATCTGCTTGTTG